AAAAAGAGGTTAAAACAAATGATCAAATCTGTATTCGCAGCAACTGCTGCTCTGTCTATGTCCGCAGGCGCTGCCCTTGCAGGTCCGTATGTCAACGTGGAGGCAAACTCAGGATTCACGGGATCGGATTACAACGGAACAACAACAGATGCTCATGTAGGCTACTCTGGTGAAGCTGGTGCTGTTTCGTACTACGTCCAGGGAGGACCTAGTTTCGTTGTAGTTGACGGTGGCGAAAGCGATACCGTTCTCTCTGGTAAAGTTGGCGCATCTGTTGCTGCTACCGATGCTCTTTCCATCTACGGTGAGTTTGCTTTCGCTGGCGGCATTGATGATGCCGACAACGGTTATGGTACTAAGGTTGGTGCAACCTGGTCCTTCTGAGTTTACAACTAACCATCTAGATGTTATACTGGGGTGCGACGGCACCCCCTTTTTTTATGCGATATTTTTTTCACCCTGTCACGATCATAAACCTAATGATCTGTGGATCTCTTGGGGTGATTGAATTTGTTCACACCAAAGCACATCATACTTTAGAACAAGATGTTCATGGTCATGTTCATAGGGCATTACAAAAAAATCCAGAGTTAGCGCGTTCTACCTGTTGGGAGTTGGAATGATGAAAAAGAAAATACAAAAAATGTTAGATCGTCTGGAAGATATGGAAAATGAGCATATGCAGTTAACTCGTGAAATTGCCAGGTTACAAGGTAGACTAGATACATTGGAATCTCGATTACCTAATGAAGATTAATCTTTGGTATTCAAAAAGTATGGAGCAGTGGCGTTGGACACTTGTAGAAGAGTGGAAAAATGGTGTCACTAAAACAGAGCAACATTCTGGACAACAACCAATGCTGCGTGATGCAATGAATGATGTGGCAAATACTGTTGAATATATTCTAGAACAGGGAAATAATGAATAATTTTTTTAGTAATGGATTTTGTTTGATATGAAAAATTTTCCAATAATGGCCAAATTTGATACTGGTATGGATGTATCAATGATTTCTAATATTAAAAATCATATTATACAAAACAGTGATCGTTTAACAGAAGCAAGTGTTGGCACTGATGGAGATAGTAGAATTGATAAGTCAATGCGAAACTGTTCTACATTTGATATTGATAAACCATATTGGTTGACACAATTATTGTCTTCATATATTCATGAGGTTAATCAACAGGTTTTTAGATTTGATTTAACTACATGGCATGATCCCTTACAATATATTTTGTATGAAGGAAGGGGAACTCAATATAAATGGCATTCTGATAATGCAAATGAAGAGAATGAATCGGGTGTTCGTAAGTTAAGTTTAGTACTTTCTCTCAGTGATCCTAATGAATATGAGGGTGGTGAGTTTCAAATTATATTGAATGGAAATAAACAGATGGAAACTTTTAAATTCAAACTGGGAGAGTGTGTTATATTTCCATCAACTTCTCTTCATCGAGTAAGACCTTTAAAGAGTGGTAAAAGATCTGTTGTTGTTGGTTGGTATGGTGGTCCAGATTTTAGATAAATAACTAAAAACTGACGAAGTTTAGAACATTAAAATGGATAACATAAAAATCAGATGCCGCTCCTGTGGTAGGGAGTTGGAGGGGCATCAAAATAAAACCGTTTCTTGTGGTTGTTCAAATATGACAACTATTCGTGGTGATAAAGTCTCAGCTGTTGACCTATCACAGGTTGTTATGTTAAACTCTAATCAATCTAAAAAGAAAGGGGGAGTTTTATCGCAAGAAGATATTATGTGGCAGGAGCAAAGAAGGCAACGTAAAGTTCGTAAATTGGACTTTGAAGTTCGTTGATATTTTGGAAAAGTGACCGAGTGGTTTAAGGTACTTGTCTTGAAAACAAGCGTGTTAGTAGCACCGTGGGTTCGAATCCCACCTTTTCCGTTTTTATAAAGAAATAGTTAAGAATTTTTGTGACATCTATATACAGTTATATGGAGATCATAAATGATTCTGTTTTATCTTCTTATCCTAACATTCATCTGCTTAGTTGCATATGCGGGATATGATGCTACCATGAGGTTAATTCAATTCATAGATCTTCAAATCCGTTATGTATGGATACGGTTTCAAATGAAGTGGATGGAGCAGAAACTAAGAAGGAGACTTCTTAAAGATACTGCGAACTACCAACAATTACTCAAGGAGCAAAAGAAGAATGACCGATGATCAATCATCTTTGTCATCTGATAATAAAACATGCCCTAAGTGTGGGGCTATCTGGATAGGGGGGCAACACTATTGGTCTGGAACTGGAAAACTTGGAAATGAATTAGATCTTGCCGGATTAGTTTGTAACAATCATGGTGATGAAACCTGCATAAATCCGTGCAGAGGTGAGGATGGTGGAGTAACATGGGAAGATAGAATGAAAACTTTGGTAAAACTTGAAGATGAGTCACAGGATGGATGAAATCAAACCTTCTCACTATATTACTGAAGATAAGTGCCAGGAGATGATTGATGATGCCATAAGAAGGCATAATCGTAATGCTGGAATAATTAGTATGTTCGTTGGTTTCTTTATTCTTGGACTCTTCTCTGAAGGTCTGCTTCGACTTATTGGAGTAATTGATCCGATATTTCCTTGGTTAAAGATCACACTTTAGGGAAAAATGCAAGAGGACGAAAAGAGAGAGTTCTATAAAGGACTCCGAGAACGCATCAAACAACTTAGAATGCAACATCTCTTTGAAGAACCATGTCCACTTTATGAGGAGGATGACTATGCAGAAGATTAATTGCTTTACTTTATCATTCACAATTTCAATAATTGATTATCTCTATCGTGGTAGAGATTTTCAGAGATTTTGGGTACTTGAAGAGATTGCTCGGGCACCTTATTTTGCATTTTTGAGTGTCCTACATTTAAGAGAATCTTTAGGTCTTCGTGGTCCAGAGCATCTATACTTAATGAAAGAACACTTTGCACAAACAGTCAATGAAACAGAGCATCTGGAATACATGGAAAGTCGGGGTGGTAATTCTTATTGGATTGATCGCTTTTTCGCCAGACACCTCGTACTTGTCTATTATTGGATCAATGTGGTTTATTACTGGTTGGCTCCTATCTCTGCATACCATTTGTCATACGAAATAGAAATTCATGCTGCAGAAACTTATGGCAAATACTTAGCACTCAATGGGCATGATGATAAAATTTTGGAGATTTTAAACGATGAATTGGAGCACTCAAGAGAACTACATAAAGCAATGGAGTTAATCAAATGAAAGTAGGACTAATCGGACTCGGGCGGATGGGAGAAGGAATGTCCCGTCGTATGATCAAAGCAGGAATCGAAGTTCATGGATATCGTAACAACTACAAAAAAGCTTGTGAACAATATGAAAAGGGTTATATTAGTGGATGTACCACTTCTTTGGAAAGCCTTGTTCAAGTAGTTCATAATGGTGTGGGGACTCTAACAAATGATGTTGTCAAATCTCCTGGTATTTTTATGATGGTAGTACCAGCAGAAACAGTAGAGGACACACTCAATGAGTTATTACAATTTTGTGTGGAAGGCGATATTATTATTGATCATGGCAATTCCAATTTTAAAGACTCTAGACGCAGGGCAGAAAGGTTGTCTAAACTGGGCATCCAATATATTGACTGTGGTACTAGTGGTGGTGTTTACGGTTTGGAGCGTGGATACTGTCTTATGGTTGGTGGTACAAATACTGCAGTATCCGTCTGCTCTCCTATCTTCAGAGCACTCGCACCAGGCATCGGTGGTGCTCCCAGAACTGATGCTCTGAGTCATGAAACATCTGCTGAGCATGGATGGTTGCACTGCGGACCACCAGGAGCAGGTCACTTTGTAAAGATGGTTCATAACGGAGTCGAGTATGGAATCATGCAAGCATACGCAGAAGGATTTAATATCCTGCATGAGGCTAATGCTGGGAGCAAGTACGTTAAAGAAGGCGATGCTGAGGTTGCTCCGATGGAAAATCCGGCAGATTATCAGTATGATATTGATTGTGCTGAAGTGGCTGAGTTGTGGCGTCGTGGTAGCGTGGTTGGTTCTTGGTTACTTGACCTTACCGCTGATGTACTACGCAGCGATAGAGAACTTAGCAAATTCGATGGAGGAGTATCAGACTCTGGTGAGGGTCGTTGGACTGTTCACAGTGCTGTGGATCTCGGTGTTCCAGCCCCTGTTATTACTACTGCTCTCTACTCAAGATTTGAAAGCAGACGACTTGGACGATTTGCAAACAAAATCTTGAATGGTATGAGAGCAATGTTCGGAGGTCATGACGTAAGATGAAGTATCAGTTAACTCTGATATTATGCTTTACACCTCTAGTAGTCATCTACATAGTGATGAAATTAGCAGTATGGATTTCTGCCGTAAATACTGAATCGGATTATGTCAGAAAAGAACCACTACGAAAACGAGGACCTTTCGTGGAAAATGCATATGCAGATGTTGATGAAGAGGAAGAGGAATATGGAGATCGCACAGACTATAGATGAAGTACTTTTTAGGTATTACTCTGACAAAGGTGAATCTGTTCCTAACTGGAGGGTCCGCAAAGATCCAGACTGGTGGACAGAATATTTACAATCTCTAGAAAAAGATGACCCTAACTAATGCGCTCGCATGGATTTCAATACCCTTTGTACTATCCACGATATATTTCGGGATACGAAAAGGTGAAAATGTATACTACGAATCGGACAAGTACGATGGAAACGGAACAGCACACTGAACCACTTAGTAAACGCATAGTAATTTTCGGTGCAACTGGAGATCTATGTAAAAGAAAACTAATCCCTGCACTCTATAAACTTTGGGAGAAAAATCTTCTTCCAGAGGGTCTATTGATTGTTGGTGCTTCTCGTAGAGAACACACTAGGGAATCGTGGTTAGAACATCTTGGCGAATATCCAATCGAGTTTACTCATTGGTTGGACTTTAGATCTTGTGATTTAGACAATCCAGAAAGTTTGACTAAACTCCATGATGAAAGTGAAGATACAACATACTTCTTATCTGTTCCACCAGAGAGGTACGAAAATGCTATCATCAATCTCAAAGAAGGTGGTTTCTTGGATGACCCAGACCACTCCCGCGTGGTTATCGAGAAACCCTTTGGGCACGATCTTAAATCTGCTAATCATCTACAGTCAGTGGTGGGCAGGCATCTACGCGAGAAACAAGTTTATCGCATTGATCATTATCTTGGTAAAGATACTGTCAACAATATTCTTGCTACTCGGTTTGGGAATATTCTTCTTGAACCACTTTGGAACAGGGAGTATATAGAGGAGATTCAAATCTTTGCAACTGAGACCATTGGTTGTGAAGGACGATCTCAATACTATGAAACTGCTGGTGTCGTAAGAGACATGTTGCAGAATCATATGCTTCAGGTTCTTGCATTGATTGCAATGGAAGCACCATGCAGAATGGATGCAAAAGAAATTCGTAGAGAAAAGGTTAAAGTTTTATCTGCTACTCATTTAGGGGAGGATATGGTCCTTGGACAATATGATACTTACAAGTCTGAAGAGGGGGTTGATCCTAACAGTGGTACTCCTACCTACGTTGCTGGTACTCTATTCGTCGATAACTGGCGTTGGAAGGGAGTTCCTTTTCGTTTCATGACTGGCAAGAAAATGCCATATCAGTGTGTAGAGGTTGTTATCAAACTCAAAGCACCACCACTCAGTTTATTTGAAGGTGAGACAAATGATCGTATCGTAATGAGACTTCAACCACATGCTCATCTTGATATTCGCATTGATGTTAAGTCTCCTGGACTTGGCGATGATGTTGAGGAAGCTACTCTGACGCATCGCTATCCTGATTGGTTGGGTGTAGATGGATATGAAAAACTTCTTTATGATGCAATTGAAGATGATCAATCACATTTTGTCCACTCTGAGGAAGTATTAGAATCTTGGAGGATTGTAGATGATCTTCTGTGTACTGGTGATTCTTGTCCAATTCGCACTGTCCCTTATATGTACCGTCCGGGTTCGTGGGGACCGAACCACCGAACAAATAAAATAACTGAGTGGGATTATCCAGCATGACATCTCTATTGTTTGTATTTGCTTTTATTTCGTTGCTTATTGCAGGAATGCAACTAACATGGCCAGGTCGCTATAGAGGATAATGCATCACGTTCAACTATTCGTTAGGCATGTTATGCAAACTCCATGGTGTCTTGGCGTCATGGGGTTTCTTCTTGTATTTGTTCCTATCCTCGGAATGTGGGCAGTGCATCATTATGGATGGGAGCACTGGGAACCATTTGACAAGGGGCATAAGAAGTAGTATAATTACTTCTGTTGAGGAAACTCAACTGCTGCATTCCCCTTGGTAGTTCAGGAATGGAGGCGATAGGAACTACCATCACGGAATGTAGCTCAGTTTGGTAGAGCACTGCTTTTGGGAAGCAGTGGCCGCAGGTTCGAATCCTGTCATTCCGACTGCCAGTTTCAATACTGGCACACTTGACTACATAGTCACAACACCTTATAATAACTGGGTAAATCAAACACAGCAATGGCACTGACCGAAAAATTTAAATCGAAAGATATCAGCATTCTCCGTGCTGCATCTCAGGGAGATTTTTTTCTCGATGTAAAGAATCCGAAACTTTACAAAAAAGTCCGTCGATATTATGAATCCGAAGGTGTAGTTTTTTCTGGCGAAGATCCTCTTGGAGATTATGATGCTCTGATGGATTACATCTATCAAGATCTTGAAGTTGTTGAAGTGGGTTGATGAAATTGGTGAAAAAACCCATCGTTCTTCTTGAACGGTTTCCTTATCGTTATGTTGAATGTGGAACCTTAGAAAATGGGTTCCCCGACTATCGTATTCAAAAAGCAGATAGTTACACTAAAAGATATAGTGATATGTATCTCTGTGACAATGGTATGCAACTTACTACTGCCATGGAAGATCTGGAATATACCAAATGGCTTGATCCAGAAGGTGTTCCTTGTTATGTTAAAGACTCGGTATCGTCTAAAAACTAGCCCTGGTCGGTGAAGGATTCCCCTTCAATCCCGAAGTCACGGATGGACTTTAACAGTACTGGTGGAGTCATAGACCCTACTTTGGTTTCTTGTTTCCTAAAAACAAGTGGTGCGGATGGAGGAAACTCCCGCCCTGTTTCTTGCTTCAGGTTAAAGAGCAAGTGGCGTGCATGAAAAGACCGTATGAAGCAGGGTTGCATAAACCCTGCTTTTTTTGTATAATGTAAAAAAATAAACTTGTAAATGAAAGTTGCTTTAATTAGCGGTATTACAGGGCAGGATGGATCATACTTAGCAGAATTTCTTTTGCAGAAAGGATATGAGGTTCATGGTATTATTCGTCGTTCTTCTCTAATTAATACTCATCGAATTGATCACATTTATCCACAATTACATCTTCATTATGGAGATCTAACTGATTCTACTAACTTGGTAAGAGTTATCCAGCAGGTTCAACCTGATGAGATTTATAATCTTGGAGCTCAGAGTCACGTAAAGGTATCATTTGAGATGCCTGAGTATACTGGTAATACTGATGGATTAGGAACTCTGAGAGTCCTTGAGGCAGTTCGTCTTTTGGGTATGGAAGATAAGGTTCGTATCTATCAGGCATCTACTAGCGAACTCTATGGCAAGGTGCAAGAGATTCCTCAAACAGAAACGACACCTTTTTATCCACGTTCTCCATATGGTGTTGCGAAACTGTATGGATATTGGATTGTAAAGAACTATCGTGAGTCATATGGAATGTATGCCTGTAGCGGTATTCTTTTTAATCATGAATCTCCAAGACGAGGTGAGACATTTGTAACTCGTAAGATTACAAGAGCACTTAAAGCAATCTCTGAAGGTAAACAGAATCGTTTATATCTTGGCAATCTTGATGCACTTCGTGATTGGGGACATGCCAGAGATTATGTTGAGGCGATGTGGTTAATGCTTCAGAAAGATAAACCTGATGATTTTGTAATTGCCACAGGAAAACAATATTCTGTTCGTCAGTTTGTTGAAGAGGCAGCACCTCATTTTGGTTTTGATTTAGAATGGCATCGTAGTGGTATCGATGAAGTTGCTTTAGACAAAAAAACTAAAAAAATTATTGTCGCTGTTGACTCTAAATATTTTCGACCTGCTGAAGTTGAAACTTTATTGGGTGATGCTACAAAGGCAAAAGAAGAATTGGGTTGGACACCCAAAACTTCGTTTAAAGAATTAGTTGAGGAAATGTGTAATCATGAACAGTGAGAGTCGAGTCTATGTTGCCGGTAATACTGGACTGGTAGGATCAGCAATCGTTCGTATGCTTCATTGGAAGGGGTATACCAATATTCTTTCATCGCCATCTTCTCGTTGGGATTTGCGTCGTCAAGAAGATGTTGAAACTTTCTTTAGAATAAATGAACCAGAATACGTTTATCTTGCTGCTGCTAAGGTAGGTGGAATTGGTGCCAATAGTGAATATCCGGCACACTTCATCTATGATAATTTGATGATTCAATCAAATATTATTCATGCTGCCCGTAAGTTCGGTGTCAAGAAACTTCTGTTTCTTGGTTCTTCATGCATTTATCCAAAGGCGTGTGAGCAACCAATCAAGGAAGAGTATCTGATGACAGGTCCTCTTGAACCTACGAATGATGCCTATGCGATTGCAAAGATTGCTGGAATTAAGATGTGCCAGGCATATCGTAAGCAGTATGGATTCAATGCAATCTCTTTGATGCCTACTAATCTGTATGGTCCTAATGATAATTTTGATCTAGAGTCATCTCATGTTCTTCCTGCAATGATTGCAAAGTATCATTATGCAACCACAGAAGGGTATACTATTGATATGGGTGGTCCTTGGTGGCCAGATGTAAAACTTTGGGGTGACGGTTCGGCACGGAGGGAGTTTCTTCATGTTGATGATCTTGCCGAAGCATGTTATGTTTGTATGAGAGACTATGATTCTTCTGAAATTATTAATGTTGGAACAGGAGAAGATATTTCTATTAAGGAACTTGCCGGTATTATATCCGAAGTAGTTGGGCATCCTGGATTTACAAACTGGGATACCTCAAAACCCAATGGAACTCTAAGAAAAGTTCTTAATGTAGATAAGATCAAATCTCTTGGTTGGGAACCAAAGATTGGACTGAAAGAAGGTATTAAATCAACTTACGATTGGTATCGTCAATCTTGACAATCTCCTTATTTTTTGTATGATATATAGTATTGAATTATTTTTAAGTATATGTCTGAATTGTTTGAAAAAGAATTTGTTAATGCCTATACCAATCCTAGTGATATGTATGAACATGTAAAATATCTCAAGTCACTTTGTGATGATGAAGATGTTAATCATGTTACTGAAATGGGTACTCGCACAGGGGTAAGTACTCGTGCATGGTTGAATAGTGATGTTACATTGAGAGCTTGTGATTTAAAGTTTGATCCTAGTATTAAAAAGTTAATGGACATTGCTGCTGAAGAAGGTAAAGATGTTTCATATTATGAAGGTAATTGTTTAGAAGTAGAGATTGAAGAAACGGATCTTCTTTTTCTGGACACCTGGCATGTTTATGATCAAGTGGTTGCAGAACTAAATTTACATGCTTCAAAAGTTAAAAAGTATATTGCATTTCATGATACTATTACTTTTGGTTTTGTTGATGAGCAAAATAAAGTTAGATTTGGAATTCCTGAAGTCGATGATAAACTAAAGGACGGTACTAAGAATGTTGGTATCTTTAACGCTATTATTCAATTTATGATAGAAAATCCTGAATGGAGATTTAAAGAACATAGAACAAATAATAATGGTTTAACTGTTATTGAAAGAATCTGAGGTTAATTAAAATGGTGAAATGTATAAAGAAGGCACTGGTTTGTGGTGCCGGTGGTTTTATTGGTTCACATATGGTCAAAAGACTTAAGTCTGAAGGATATTGGGTAAGAGGTGCAGATCTTAAATATCCAATCTTTTCTAAAACTGAAGCAGATGAGTTCTTTCAAGGTGACCTGACTGATCAAGCATTTTGTAATGTAGTAACTAATATAGAGTTTGATGAGATTTATCAGTTTGCTGCTGATATGGGTGGTGCCGGATACATTTTTACTGGAGATAATGATGCAGATGTAATGAATAACTCTGCAACTATTAACTTAAATATTCTTAGAAATATCAAAGATTATAAACCAAAGATCTTTTTCTCTTCTTCCGCATGTATGTATCCGGAGCACAATCAATTAAATCCGGATACTCCTGATTGCCGTGAAGATACTGCGTATCCAGCAGATCCTGATTCTGAATATGGATGGGAAAAACTTTTCTCTGAAAGATTATACTTTGCTTATAATCGCAATTATGGTGTTCCTGTTAGGGTAGCACGTTATCATAACATTTTTGGACCAGAAGGAACTTGGGAAGGTGGAAAAGAAAAGGCACCTGCTGCGATATGTCGCAAAGTAGCTTATCTTCCAGACGAAGGTGGATCAATTGAGGTGTGGGGTGACGGTCAACAGACACGTTCATTCTTGTTTATTGATGAATGTATTGAAGCAACTCGACGGTTGATGGATTCTGACTTCATGGGTCCTGTGAACATTGGATCTGAGGAGATGGTTACTATTAATCAACTGGTAGATGTTGCTGCAGAAGTTTCTGATAAAATTGTCAATAAGATTCATATTGATGGACCTTTGGGTGTTCGTGGTCGTAACTCTAATAATGATTTGATTCGTGAAAAACTTGGTTGGGACTATTCTCAGTCTTTAGAAGAGGGTATTCTCAAGACTTATAATTGGATTAAGGAGCAAATTGTTAAGAAATGAAAGTAGTTATTTTAGGATCTGCTGGACAGATTGGTGCTTACCTTTGCGATTATCTCACAGAAAAGGGGCATGATGTTATTGGTGTTGATATTGTTGATGGACCACAAAATGATCTTCGAGTAACTCCAAACACTTATATTGAGTCAATTATTAAGAGTGCAGACTTTGTATTCTTTCTTGCATTCGATGTTGGTGGTTCTCACTATCTTAAGAAGTATCAAAATACTTTTCAATTTATTAATAATAATACTCGCATGATGGCAAATACTTTTGCTCTTCTTGAGAAGTATCATAAAAGATTTATATTTGCATCATCTCAAATGAGTAATATGTCTTATTCACCTTATGGTGTTATGAAACGTGTTGGAGAATTGCATACCACTGCACTGAAAGGATTAACTGTTAAGTTCTGGAATGTGTATGGTATTGAAAAGGATATGGAGAAAGCACATGTCATCACTGACTTTATCCGTAAAGGATTTGAAGAAGGTGATTTTGAGATGATGACCGATGGTACTGAAGAACGACAGTTTCTTTATGCTGAGGACTGCTGTGAAGCATTGGAAACTGTAATGGAAAACTTTACTGATTTTAAACCGGAAGATCCTCTGCATATTACATCTTTCAGTTATACTTCTATTAAAGAAATTGCTTCAATTATTCAAGGATACTTTAATATGATTAACAAACCCATTAATATTAGACCTGGATTTGCTAAAGATAGTGTTCAGATGGATAAGAGAAATGAAGCAGATACTTATATTACCAGTTGGTGGTTGCCCAAAACTAACATAGATAATGGTATTAAAAAAATATTTGATTTCATGGAAAAGAATTATGTCGGAGAATCTAAATGAAAACAGCAATTTTAATTAGTGGTATTGGTAGATCAATTGAATATACTTTTGAAAATCTTAAAAGTAATTTGATTGACTGTTGGGAAGATAGGGATGTATATGTCTTTCTTGGTAAGAGTGATGTATCTGAGAAAGCAAGAGAATTATTCAGCACTCTTGATAGATGTGAGGTTTTAGTAAAAGAAGAAGAAAGAATGGATGAGGAAGGAATTGTTCTTCACCCCTCTTTGTTTGGACCTGGACATTTCTGCACTCCGCAATCTACACTGAAGATGTACAAAGCTAGATCTTTGGTTTGTGATATGATGAATAATTCTGGAAAAAAATATGATAGAGTTATTCTTTCTAGAGAGGATGTAATTTATAGTGAACCAGTAAATCTTTCTATTGAATCATTAGACATGAGTAAGATGTGGTTGCCGGATTGGCATCACTGGTTGAATGGATATCATGATAGATTTGTTGTAACTAATCAGGATTATATCAGCACATATGTTAAGATGACTGATCATCTCCGAGAGTATCAAAAGGAGAAAGGATATGTTCATAGTGAAACCACTCTTCGACAACACCTTGATAAAAACATTGGAACTAAAAATATTAAAACATTTTTTATTGAGTTCCATAGAATTAGAAAAAACGGAGAAGTTCTTTCAGAAGGGATGCCAAATCCCCAAGAACGGAGGTACATGTGATTGATCTTAAGATAAATGATGAATTAAATTCACTTGTATCTGGAAAAGATATTTCTATTGTTGGACCTGCCCCTTATCTGATAGGAAAAGATAGAGGACCTGAATTTGATAGTAGTGATATTATTGTCAGACCAAATGAAATAATACCTCTAAAGAAATTGAGAAAAGATTATGGGAGTAGAACTGATATCTACTTCTGTAACTTTGGTGATATCTGGATGGATGGTATCAAGAGAAAAATATCCACTGATGATCATGATGAATATTTCAAAAAATTAAAGTTGGTAGTTGGTAGTGCCATAAGAGGTTCTCATTCAGATAATATTTTTGCCAGTCAATATAAAAGTTCTGTACCCCAGAATTTTCAAAATATAAATGTGCATAATCTTCCATTCTATTGGATTGGTAATGAAGATTATATGAAACTGTATCGGTTAATAGGAGCAGAATACAATACAGGTATTGCTGCTATATCCATTCTTTTGAATTACCCAATCAAGAGTTTGAAGATATCTGGATTCACTTTTCATACAGGAGGTTCTAGTTATAATGAACTATATTGTGATGGACACATGGATGAGATAGATACCAGAGGAAGATCTTTTGGACATGGTACTGGACCAACAATTGGTTATATGAGAAAACTTGTTGAGGTATATGGAGATAAACTTACCTTAGACGATGAACTGATTAATATAATATCATGAATGTAAATGTATTCAATAGTGAAAAGATAAAATTACAGGGCATATCATATTATACTGACTGTTATAATTTTTGGGATTTGAATCATTGTAAAGATAACTTTGCCTCCCAAAAGTATAATGATATTATCAATTCTATAAAGAATAACAATCATAGATTATATGGTAGAGAGATCATGGCTGCGATAAATCTGCAGAACTATGATAGTTTTGATGATTATAAAAATAGTCTTTCAAAAAATATTCAGAGAGATATTCTCACCACGACCAAGAATAAATTTTATTTCAAGGAGTTTGATTTCAACAATCATGTTTTTGATTTTGCTGAAATTAATCATTCCCAGAGTAAGAAAAAGAATGGTATAAATCCTTGGTATCTTCAAGATCCTAAGAAATACTTGGGTTCTCAGAACACTGAAAGACATCACTGGGAAGATGATACTCATTATTCAAAGTGGTTTGGTTTATTCAAATATTATAAAAATTATAAGCAAGGAGATCTAACAACTAACGAAAAATTATTTGCGTATTGTAAATTACATGTTGATGGTGAGATGGCATCAATAGGGTTAATATGGTCACACGCAGATTACTTAAAAGATGGTCTGATGTTTTCTCTCATAACTTCATTGGTAAAAGAATCTATGAAAGATAAAAATATAAAACTCTTTGTTTATTATGGATTCAATCAATATCCTGCTTGGAAGAAAAGAATGTTATTTGAACCCATGCACATCAACGTAGTGTTGACATAAGGCAATATATAATGTATAATTGCCTCAAGGGGAAATAGTTTAATTGGTAAAATATTTGTGTGTGTTATGATTTAAAAGATGGGGGTTCAAATCCCTTTTAGTAGTTTAACGGAAAAACATTTAAATCGCATACAAAAGTTATAGGTTCAAATCCTTTTTTCTCCATTTAATTGAATGAATTGTATTTTTATCTCGGTTAGAAACTCTTCTACCAGACTTCCTGATAAAGCAGTATTAGATCTGTGTGGTAAACCTACCATTCAGTATTTGATTGAAAATATGATGCACAGTAAGTGTGCTGATAAAATTATACTGTGTACCAGTGAGAGAGAAGAAGACGATATTTTATGTGATATCGCATCACATTGTGGAGTAGAATATTTTAGAGGATCACTGGATGATAAATTGATTAGATGGAGAGATGCTTGTGAAAAATATAATGTAGACTTTTTTGTCAATGTCGATGGTGATGATTTATTCTTTGATGTTGATCTAGCAGACATTGTATTTGATCAGTATGAAAATAATCCTTGTGAGTTTATAGATGGTCATGGTCTTTATAATGATGTCTATGGAATAAAAACAACTGCCTTAAATAAAGTGTGTGAAATCAAAGATAGTGATTCTACAGAATATATCAGACTATATTTTACAGAAACGAAAATGTTTCATGTTGAAAAAATAAAAACAATTCCTTCCAAATACATTAAACGTGATATTAGAATGACTTTGGATTATCCAAAAGACTTTGAATTTTTTGAAATGGTTATAAAAGGTCTTTCTTCAAAACCATTGACGTTTGACAATGTATTGGAATTCATTTATAATAATCCTGAGATCCCTCAAATAAATTTTTTTCTTGATCAAGATTGGAAAATTAATCAAGAAAAAATAAAACATTTCAAAATCAAATGACATGAAAAATACTGAAGAAATTAGAAGTCTTATTGATAAAGTATTTGAAAGCAATAAGCAGAAGAACGTGGTGCAGGAATTTGAAGAAAAATTCTCTGAAAAATTTGGTGTAAAATATTCTGTATCAGTTAACTCTGGAACTTCTGGTCTTCATGCTGCCCTGTATGCTGCTGGAGTGGGTCCTGGTGATGAAGTTATTTCACCCGCAGTAACTGTTGTTATGGATTCATATGTAACTCTTTACATGGGTGCCACACCAGTATTTGTTGATATTAATCCAGATACTTGGAATATTGATGTGGATGAAATTGAAAAAAATATTACGGAAAAAACAAAAGCAATCATTGTTGTTTCTCTATATGGTCTTCCCGTTGACATTGATCCAATTATGGAATTGGCAAGGAAGCATAATATTGTAGTCATTGATGATTCTGCCGAAACCGTATTGTCTGATTATAAAGGAAAAGTTGCTGGCACTTGTGCTGACATCGGTGTTTATAGTTTTGAGAAAAAGAAGCATATGACCACTGGTAGTGAGGGTGGTATGATAGTTACTAACAATGAGACTTTTGCCGAAAGGGCTAGAAAGTTTGCTGGTATTGGATTCAAGAACCTTACTGCAACTGCCGGTAGAACTCATTTTGCTTCTCCTGTATTCCAAGATCCAGACTATGAAAGATTTGATTGTATAGGATACAATTACAGAATGAATGTAATGACTGCTGCTTGTGGTATTGCTCAACTTGAAATCCTTGATGAATTAGTTGACAAGAGAAAGAAGATTGGAAAAATGTTTCTTGAAGCAGTTGAAGGATGTTCTTGGATAGAAACTCAAAAAGTATACGACTATTGCGAACACAGTCATTATACTTTTGGATTACTTTATAATGGAGATATTCCCTGGAAAGAGTTTTACAATAGGTATTTGGAGATGGGTGGAGATGGATTTTATGGTTGTTGGAAACCTCCATATCTAGAACCATCTTTGAGAGGAAGAAACTTTGATGGTAGAGAATATCCTGAGGGTTCGTTTCCAGTAGCAGAAGAGTATCAGAAAAAGATAATGGCGTTCAAGACAAACTATAAGTCTCTTGATGTTGCTCAAGAAAAAGTTTCTATACTTAGTGATCTCATAGATCAAATTGGTAGAAACTAAATGTTTGGCACGTTTCAGGGAAGATTATCCAAACCTCCTGGTAATCAATTACAATGGTTTCCTCAAGATTGTTGGCAGGAAGAATTCTACAAGTGTGAAAAATTAAATTTGGATTTTATTGAGTTGTTAGATGAGAGATTTTACAACCCAAACAATCCTATATGGTCCTCTTCTGGGAGGGATGAGATAAAGAATGTTGCATTAGAAACGAATAGAGTAATTTATTCTTCCTGCACAAATTATACTATTGATAACTCTCTACTACATGAGAGAACATTGGATCATGTTTTTAACTATCTTGAAGTTAGTGAAGATCTTGGATGTAAGATTGCAGTTCTTGCTCTAATAGAGAAGAGTTCTATAACAAAAAGTAATTTTGATAATTACGTTTCTGTTATTAAACACCTATGTAATTTCACAAGTCTCACAATTTGTTTAGAGTCTTTTCGAGATCATAAATTAATTGGAAATCTTATTGATGAGGTGAATGCCGATAATCTGAAGTGTGTATTTGATACTGGCAATAGATCAGTAAGTAAGAACTTATCCGAAGAGATATTATTCTTGGGAGATAGAATCGGACATATTCATCTTAAGGATAAAAACAAAAAAGGAGAGAATGTTTATCTTGGAACTGGTAAAGTAAATTTTTATGAGGTCTTTGAATCTCTAGCAAAAATTAATTACAAAGAATCTTTCGCATTTGAATCTGTTAGGGGAACTGATCCGGAGAAAACAATGAGTTATAATATGGTATTCTCTAATTTCTTTAAGAGTGAGATTGACAAAATAACAAACATAAATTAAACTGTATAGTATTGATCTATTCTTTATGTACATAATAGCAGAAATTGGAATCAATCATAATGGTTCTATGCGTCATG